GTTAATACCGGATCAGCCATTGATTACCACCTATGCCGGCTGACCGGTTAATAAATTATAAAGTCGAGGGACCACTAAAAAAGTTTCAGTTTTATAAATTGGTTCAGGAGTGAAAATCGCAGTTCCAGAAACCAAGTTACTGCTAGTTGGCCATGGCTCTGACGGTTGTGTCGCTGCGCTGGTTCCTGCGGTTGTGCATTTATATCGATATCCGTTTGGAGTCACAGGATGCACAACATCCCCTAGTGTGTATATTTTATTACTTTGTAGCTTATATCCGTATTCTTCTGAATGAGTGACATACACATGATCTGTATACCCAAGGCACGGCAGAATATAACTACCATCAGTGGCGCTGGTGACACTAGATATTTGATTAAAATCGGTTGGCGCATGGCATCTGCATTTGCGTGACTTCGGTATGCTGCCAACCAATGTTTTTCCCTTTACTGCATAAAATAATGACAAATTTGATACTGAACTTTTTAATAGTCTAGGTAATGATGCGCCATCTTTTATCCAATGAGTATTACTCAGCCCTGTATAAGATTCAGCCTTATATATATCACCAGATAAAACCGCAGTAGCCTTTTTAAATGTTCCAGATATTACATAACAGTTTGTAACAACGACCAATGAGCTCCAATAGTCTATTGTAATCAAACCCTTAGCAAAACAACTAATGATACTTGAATTAGCATCTCTACCAGTATAAAACGCCGGGTAGTTGATTTGTTCGAAGACCACATTTTCACAATTTTTATTAAAATCGAACACCCAATGGTTAGAGTCAGATGGGTTTTTAAAATCAAGTAACTTTATGTGCTTTAGATAGCCATACCATTTTGCAGGTTGTGCATTTAAGTTGCTACAGTTTAAATTGGATAAACAAAATCCATTTCCATTTAAATTTGCATAGCAATTCTTATTGTTTTGAGTAAACGTTATCCCTTGCAAATCAATATCAGCGATTAATTCTGCATAACATACTGTAAAAACATCTACCTCAAAAAATGTTTTAGCTGATGAATAGTCATACAATATGTATGGATCAACTGATGTTCCTGTTCCCTTCAAGTATGGCATTCAGTCACCCCACTATCGGCCCGATCACCATCGGGCGTAATTGTCGTTCTGTAACATCCCAGCTCACCGCTATTAACGGGCCAGTAAACTCAACATCAATACTGAATAATCCATTGCTGTCTGTTGTTGTCGCTGCCACCACGTAATAACCAATTCGCGGTGGCGTTGCGTTAGGGATGGATTGTTTAATGCGGTTAATAAAAACAACAGGACACCCGGCAAGCCGGATGCCTTGATCATCAACATAACCAGAGAGAGTTCGCATTACGCATCACCCCGCTGCTGATAAGACATGCTGTCGTCGGGGTGTGTAGCAATGCCTACGCTGATGCAACGCAACAACCAAATGCCTGGCATAGCCGACGTTGTTTCAAATCGGATCACGTTACCGCTGACAAAGCCGGTGCTGAACCCGTGATAATCCAACACCCAATATGGCGTGCCAAAATTAGCATTAACGGGCGCAGTATTGGCTGTCGTTGTGCCTGAGCCAATTTTCCCCAACGTTTTACTGAGAATGTCGAAGGTGGTGGCACTGGTGAACACCAATGCCCATTCATCATCGGTCGTTGATTGATTGGTAACCTCGATTGGATGATTGGCCCAGTCATAATTTGCAGTAATAGCACTGCCAACCGGATCATGCGTCCAGTTCGGCGCGGCAGCATTCCATGTCTGCTGCACGAACTGATTTCCCCAGGAAGCAAAACGGTCGCCAAACTGCAGTGCCGAGCTGAACATGCTTTCGTCTGCCGGGAAATCCTGCGCCAGCGGAATTGCCAGAGTAATGTCACCATTGGCTTGCACATCCAGCATCAGGCTCATGTGTTCAATTTTGTGCCAGAATGTCAGTGGTGGCACTAATGCTATACCGGAGCTGTCTACCAGTGACAGTGGGGTTTTCATGGTAATCAAACCACTATCCCGATCTTCGGTGTATTGGTTTGGTGATAAACGGTTCCCGGCAGTGTCAGTGAACCAGCAATCCGCAAGATACTCACGGGTTGCATCAATTACCTGACCCGCAATTGGCGTCCCGACACTGAGGCTGGCCTGATGCGTCAGCACCCCCACTTCCCCATCCTGATAAATTGGCACTTTGCCATCTGGTGGTAACCGGACAGGGTTTAGGCCGATCAAGTCTGATTCCAACGGGATGCTGGTCAGTACAACGGTGTTATATCGCAGGGTATCTGCTGCCACCGGGCTGCTAAAATTAGCGATGACCAAGCCTTGCTGGATATTGACAGTGCCTGATGTGCCATCACCGGAAATCAAACCATTAGCATCAAGATGGGCGTTAATGAGTTGCCCGTAAGCTGATGACCCAATCAGTTGCAAGTTGGCCGCTTTAATCGGGCTGCCCGGTGTTCTGAATACCACGGAAGAGATATAAGGTCGTTTTGTCAGCAAGCCACCGGAGATAATGCTTAACGCGCCGGTCATGGATTTAGGATCGTCGACTCTGACCGAACCAGACTCCAGTGTTACAGTGCCGACGCGAGTGCCACCGGATGTTCTGGAATCCGGATTTTTCCACAGCGTTAAATCGCGCTCGACATAGTGATTGCCATTGTCGGTGAACCATAGCGAGCCGGATATCAAATTATCGCCGACACTGAAAAACAGAGGAGGCATATTGATGGTGATATTGTCTGTCTGTGTGCCGGTATCATTGACTGCCAGACCCATCACATTGCCGGCACCGACATTCGTTTCTGTCGTGGTGATGGTTTCAACATTTTTATGCGGCGGGCCAAACTCAACAGAGGTATATGACACCACATCATAACTGTATTGCTTTGACCAACTGAACGAGCCGGAACCGCTTAAATAGTTGATTGTGCCGACCTGAACGCCGTCACGTAGAAGATTTCCTGCACCATCGTCAGTCAGCGTTACGCTGAATGTCCGAAACCCGTTCGCAGCAGATGAAAACCGGTTAACGGAATAAACCACGGAGGTTAGCCCCGGCACCAATTCTTCACCCACATTAAACGAGGCTGCTGTGTTCGCATCAGTTGGAATTGAAACGCTGAGTAAACGCCCCGGAACACGAGTGTAAGACACATGATAAACGCCATCGTCAGGAAAACCAGTCGGCACAAATTTCAGCGTTTTTCTTGAATACAGTGCCGAGCCAGTGCCATAGCCGGTTAACACGCCTGCTCCATTATCAGTGAGTGTTCTGGCTACGCCACCACTGGTCCACGAAATAACAACTGATGTCGGCTTCATTATGTTGGTGGTTTGTAGTGTCTGCTCTTTGGTGACACTTTTAGACTGTCCACCCAGCGTTGTGAATTCCAAGGCCCCACGCGGAATATACATAACGATGATGTGCGACTCAGCATCTGGCATTGGGTAACACGTAACCCCTAATGCGCCGGTTACTGAAGAAATAGAGCCGGTGCCATTGCCACTGAGTTGACCGGTGCCATCATCCTGCAGCATCTGCCATTTGCCCAGCGCCTGGTACATGACCGTTACCGAGCCATCTTCCGGAATGTTTTCGGATAAATCCCACGTCCAGTTAAATGTCCGGTTAGCAACCGTCACTGGCGTAGAAAATGAAATGGCAGCACCAATAATGCGTGCTGCCGGCACAAATGTCGCCGTAGCAGCGCTGGTAAACACACCGGATTTACGATAAGCATCGATCTGGCCAGTTTCAAAATTAACAGTGACTTTGCTGAAGTTATCGTTGCCAGACATGAATTTCAGCGTGCCATTGCCGGTATCTTTATAAATGCCGCCATCAACGGATAGCGATAAACTGCCACGGGTCGGAATACGTTCAAGATAGGTGCGAGACTGATTTCCAGAGACTAATGCAAATGTGTAGTTTCTTGTCTGAGATGAGCCCATGGCACTGACTTGCGCCAACTCATTCAGTGCCAGCCTGCCAAGAATTTGATTTTCTCCATAAGCTGACGGCACAAGCGGTTTATAGATATCTTTCACCCGGATCGTGATATCACCCGCCGTCGCGGCATTTTTCAGCCCGGAACACCCATAATAGCGACTGGCATCAGCAACATTGGTGGTGAGAACCGTAGCCGGTTTAATGTCATCACTGCGTTTAACCCCAGTCGGATACGGCTGCCCGCCATACCAGCGAAAGTTTAATCGGGCAGAGAGTTTCACCGTCAATACCCGGCGAGTAATCGTAAAGAATTGTCCATTCAGTTCGTAGGTAAAAACCTGCGAGCTGACATCCATGCCGCCGATTTTGATGAAGTCTTCATATTCATCTTCCGTGTCTGGATCTACGCCATGTAGATACAGCGTGCTACCCAATTCTGGAATAGGCGCTACCGGATCTTGAAACAACAGAATAGAACGCTGCCCTTTATAGGCATCGCCCAAAATAAATACACGCGCGTCATAACCAGGCACCAGATATTGCTCAATGCGTGCCCGAGCTTCTTCCCGTGTATCGGTCGCCGTGCCGGGGAATGCGATCATGTTGGTGTGCTCATCCTGCGCATCTTTATCAATGATGAAATGGCTACCCTGATACGCCTGCGCATTCGCGGTCCGCACACCACCAAACACCTTGATCATGTTAGAGCGGCCACTGGTGCGATCCATGCGTGATGTTTTACCGAACAACGCATTGACGGTGTTATCCGGCACCAGATTACCCGTTACGCGTCCGCCACCATTGTCTTCATCGGTCATGCGCTCTGATTCATAAATCACAATATCTGATGCGGTAATGCTCATTGCGGGGCCTCAATGGTGATGAATTTAAGTTTGATCATGTAAAAATCTGTATCGTCTGGGTCGGTAAACGATGTGACGGGTTCAGCGGTAAATGGTGAGTCTGGAGCCCATGTCACTGTTTCCTGTTGTCCATGGATAGTGAGCGTCATCGGTTCAGTAATTAATAATTCAGCGTAGATCTGGTTTACTACCGCTCGTCTTGCCCATGCACTATTGCTGGTTGATTCCAACGTGATGGGGCGACCTTCTTTTAAGAGCCCTGCCTGAACGATGAGTTTTCCTGTACTTCCTTGCGTATGTTCTCGTTTTACCGGAGACCAACCGCCAAACTCATCAGTCCTTAACAAATCTTGCGGAAGTTCAATATCCTCAAGCGTGATGGACATCGGTATCCCCTAAAAAAGAAAACCCGCCGAAGCGGGTTGTATTAATTATTGTGTGATAAGAAGAATACCCGTTCGCTGATAATCAATGAGTACCGCCATCGTTCTTGTCGGTTCATATAACTCAACCACACGGATGAGCCGATAATGAATAAAATTGCGGATACCGCGCCGGGGCAATTCATCACAAGCAAAACGTAAACAGGCATCATAATCCTGACTTCGCAACAGCACTGACTGGAGAGAAATAAACATATCTCACCTATGCACTGGTTAATGAACTAACAGACTCAAGCTGTGCGAGAATTTGATCTAATGCCGATTCATTGGCGGTATCAGCTGTTACCGTCGCCGTTTTACCAGCTAGTTTTATGGTGATTTCTTTCTTTGCAGTTGTTGTACTGGCTGCAGAAGATGTACTTGAAGACGAATTGATGGACGATGCTGAGGATTGTTTCGATGCCACTTGCTCTGCTTTGATAGTCTCTATTTTCTTGTTGTGGATCTCTTGTGCTAACCGAAGCGCCTCTTTCATATCCGCAATTGATTGCGCATTTTTCAGCTTCTCTGCTTCGGCTAATTTTGCCTCCAGCTCAGCAACCTGTGTTTGGTAGCGACGATTCTCAATGGCTGCAGTGTTGTTATTCAGCTCATCCGCTTGATCACGCAGACTGTTCAGCGTTGATTGTGTTGACGCATTCAGTGAATCCATTTTTGAACGGGCAGAATCAATCGCTGAGCGCAAACCAGACAGGTTTTCGTCGCCAAGCTCTTTGTATTTTGATAGAGCATGTTCAGCACGGTTGATCAGTGTTTCAGATGGGTTTTCAGATAGCGACTCTTGTAGGTTTTTAACAGCTAGCGTTGCTTTCGCCAGTTCAAGATTATATTTGTTGGTCGCCGCAGTTTCCGCTTCAATGCTGTATAACCAATCCCCTGTTCGTGTAGCTCGTTCACCCGCCAGCTCGCGGGTCAGATTAAGATTGTGGGTATAGGCGGCTGATTGTTTATCGACTTCTGCCGCCAAGTCTTTCACTGACATCCCGGCATATTCTGACGCTTTACCCAAATCTCTGGTTTCAGCCCCCAAACCAACCACCAAGGGCGTCAGTGCAGAAACCGCTGTTACCGTTCCTTCTGTTGCACTCCCCACACTGGCCACTTGTTTACCAGTATTCTGTGCTGAATTCCCCAACTGATTTAACGCACCAGCGGCAATCAGTGACTCACCACCGACTGTGGTTAACCGGGTATTTAATGCATCCAGCTCAGCCGTTAAGCCAAGAGCAGCAGCCTGACTCTTCAGCAGAGCTGATGGCATTCGACCTGATGCATCGGCCGCTTTAATTTCAGCCTCTGCGTATATAAGAAATGCCTTTCGCTGCTGAGAAAGAGATGAATCTACCGCTGTTGATATTCTGGCGTAATTTTTTTCCGCTTCCGATGCAAGATCTTCAAGCACCGCGGCACTGTGCATGCCGAAATAATTGTATGCTTTTTCTGTATCACTGGCGGCATTAGCGTTTTTTTGTTGGGCCTTAGTTGCTTTATCAATTTCCTGATTAATTTCGCCTATCTTCAGTTTATATTCTTCAAGGCCTGTTGTTTTATATGTTTCTTCAGCCGCTATTTTCTGTTTTTTCAGCAGGTCAATATAAACCTGACCGGCCTCAGTATTGGTAGCAGAAAATGATTTTGCCGCAGTAGCGGCAGCTCCTAGCGATGAAATATACGCATCACCGACCAGCTTTCCCTGATTATGCAGCGTATCTACTTTGGCGATCAGTGCATCCAGCTCGGCTTTGTTTTTTGTGCTGTCGAAGGCTTTCAGAAGATAAGCATTAATTGCTTCTCCGGTGACACTGGTTGACTGCGCCATCTGCTGCAGCCCATTCACGTAAGTCTGAACGGTAGTTCCAACGCGACCCGATATTTGTTCAAAGTCCAGACCGGCGGTTTTAAACACATCCGTCATGGATGAATTAGCCAGCCCTTCTACAACCGATTTGGCGTGTTCAATATCCGCGACATATTCATCAATGGATTTACTGGCCTGCGCTAAATGCTGCTGTTCGCCTGCGGCAAAATCGGCAAACGCCTGACGCATCGCGGCTGTCGCGGCTTGAGTCTGCTGTTTCTGTTCTTCGGTGAGTAAACCAGAATTCTCCAGGGCGGCATTTACCTGCAGCTGGCCAGCCAGATAGTTTTTATTACCTTCGAGCGCTTGTTTGTAACGCTCACGATCGGTATCAGACAGGTATTTGATGACATCGGCAGACTGATATTGCAGGTCTTTGTTCTGGGCGTTCTGCGCCATCAGCTCATTGCCCTGAGTGATCAACTGCTGGTTAAGTGCCCGTTCCTGTTCGGCAATGCGGTTTTTAATGGCCTGAACCTCAGTCAGGTCAAATATATCTTTTGCCAAATCAACAGCCAGCTTTGATGCCCCAGCCATTGCCACACCAAATGCAATAATGGGGTTTGACAGTAACGAGATAAGCGGCGCTCGCTTAGAAACATCATCGATACTTTTAGCAGTTTCCTGCCAGCTGTTTTTGAACTTAAGAACGTCATTGGTCCAGCTGACGATCTTTAAAGTTGCCCATGCTTTCCCGACATTAACAATGCTGTCTCGCCATTCCCAGATTGATTGAACGCCAGATTTAATTGCGTTACCGACGGCAACGATGTCGTCTGATATTTCTTTGGCCCAGAGCTTTAATGAGCCATCTGCGGACATTTTGGCAAACTGGTCATTCACAGATTGCAGCTGTTGTTTAAGCCAATCCAGTGAACCAGAGTTAGATACCATGCGATAAAATGCATCGATATTATCTGTCGCATTGGAAATGATGCCTGATAACGTGCCCATATTCGCGGCCGCAGCACCGCTTGAACCTTTGGCAATTTCATCCATCAGTTGCTTGATCACATCCCGACCAAGCGCACCTTTACTTGCTAAGGCCTCAAGTTCTTGAGTGTTTTTCCCTGTTACAGTAGCAAGCATGTCCCAAACTGGAATGCCTGCTTGAATGAGCTGTAATATTTCATCACCCTGCAGCTTTTGTTTAGCCCATGCCTGACCTAATGCTAGGGAAATACGCTGAACACCTTCGAACCCTTTGCCGAGCTTATACGACTGATCAACGACTGCTTGCAGCGAGCCATCCATAGGGTCAAGGCCGAAAGACTTCATGGTAGTGAAGGCTTCGGTTACTTGGTCTAATTGAAGCGGTGTATCTTTGGCAAACTTCTGTATCCACGCCGTGGCTTGCTCACCCGCCTGAATGCTACCCATCACTGCATTCATTTGAATTTGCAGTAATTCAGCCTGATTACCCTGGCTGAACATCTCTTTAATAGCAGAGGTGATTGTATTAATGCCGACATACGCGCCGGCCATCGCAAGCAGGCGAGATGTTAAACCTGATACGGTTGATGCAAAGCCGTTGGATGCCGAGCCAGCTTCTTTATGCGAAGCTGCCAATTTCTTTGATTCAGCTGCGTTTTGTTTGAATGCCGAACCACTGAGATCAACATTTTCTTTCAGGAATTTATGCAGTGCAGCTTGTTCTGTCAGACTTGCAGATAGGTTTTTAACCCCGATTTCAGCCTGTGCTGTGGCTGATTTTAGTTTGGCTTGCTCAGAAACCAGTTGAGTTGTGTTAACACCTGTTTGCTGCAACGTGGTTCGCAGAGAATTCAGCGTTGCGTTTTGTTTTTGATATTGAGCATCGAGCTGATTAACTTCTTTGCGGGCTGAATTAAACTCTTTCG